CAAAAGGAGCTGATAAATGAGCAGAAAACCTACATAGTTAAGAAGGAGGCAGATGCCTCTTTCAGTAAAATACTTAACGGAATACTAGCTGTATTGACAATATTGGTTATGTTATGATAATAAAACTAAGTAAATACCACCTTAATAAGTGTGAAAAGTTTGCAGACGATCAACTAAAAGGCTCTGCAAAGCTATATGCATATAGAGGAGAGTCCTCTAAACTAAAAATGAGAGAGGATATTATCATAGGCAAACTAGCTGAAGTTGGAGCCTGTAAGTATTTCAAGTCTAAAAAACCAGACTTTACTATCTATGAAAGAAGTAAGAAGTCATATAGTGCGGACTTGAAGTTGGGTAATATGCGTATTCATGTTAAGAGTCAATCTAAAGAATCAGTTAGAAAGTATGGTCATTCTTGGTTATTCCAAAGGTCAGACCAGATAGTTAGAAATGCTACACCCTTTGATTTTTTAGTATTAACATCAGTTGACCTTGACAAGCTAGAGGTTACAATACTAAAAATAATAAGAGCTAGAGAAATAAACAGATGGGGTGAGTGTCGAGTTCCAAGATACAGACATT